CCCAAGGATTTAATTAATTAGGAGAAGACAATGATTAAATGGATTATAACTTCATATAATAATTGGATAGCTAAGAAAGAAGCAGACGTGCCAAAATATCTTGGAAAGTTTTAGAGTGGTATATTTACCACAATATAAAATTTAGCGAAAGGGGGGTGGACAAGACTCCCCTTTTGTGATATAAGTATATTTGTAAACGTTGAAGCAACGTGAACACATACTGGACTTGGGGGCAGTACCCAACTGGTCCACCATAGTTACACCCTATTCATAGTGTATCTTTGATGGGCCAGAACTAGGATCGACAGGTGTGATAGTGAAGTGGAGTTTACCGATTGACCTCGTTATAAGTCAAACTACTAAACGCAAACAATAACTTTGCACCATCTGGTTACACCGCAATAGCGGCCTAACAAAGGGGGTTGGTCACTTACCTAGCAACAGAAAAGTGACACTAACTTAAACTTCATATTAGGAAAATAAATGAAACTCGCAGTAATCGCAACAGCAACAGCACTTCTAGTTGCAAACCAAGCTTCAGCCGAAGGTTCTTCCAGCATGGGACTAGACTTTGGTGGAGAAGTTGAAACTTCAATGAACGTTGACTCAGGCATCTGGGCATTAAAAGTAATGCCAAAAGTAAGCATGGACGTTTTTGGAGTAGATACATCAGTAACATCCAACTTCGACCTATTAGGTTTTGATGGTGGCTCAACTGTAGATGTGTTCCAAGGTGTAGACGTAAAAGGAACTTACCCATTAGGTTTTGATGGTATGTCTCTTTTTGGTAAAATTTCTTCTGACGGAGATCTAGATTTCGGTGACACAACCATCGGTTTGACATTCGCATTCTAATCTAAATATATTTTGGATAGGTTCACCGCTAAATAGGTGCGTAGGGGGCCATGGTTAGCCCCTTTTTACTTTAGGGAATATTATGCATATAGAAGTATTAGAAGAGATTGACCACCTAAAAGTTTTAGAAGAAGCCAATACAGTTAAAGTGATGTTGAATAAGGGCTGGGCTAACATAGGTCAAGTGGGTATCCAAGGACACAAGCCAGACTTAGATCCATTGAAAGAATGGGGATCTTCCATTGGTAGAGTAGATAAATTACAATACCCTGAGACATACTTCAAATATCCTTTATTCGAACTACCTATCATAAATAGATTGATGGAAAAATATGGAATGTTACGTACTAGGATTATGCAGAGTGATCCTAAAACGTGTTTAAGATTACATCAAGACATGACTAAACGCATACACATACCACTTATCACAAATGAGGATTGCTTCATGGTGATAGACAATAAAAATTATATACTTGAAGTTGGAAAAGTATATCTAACAAATACAACCTTACGTCACACGGCAGTTAATGCTTCGAAGAAGTTTAGAGTTCATATTGTTGGTTGTATGTATGGATAAAATATATAAATAACAATTAGGAGAATGTTATGTTTACAGCCGCTATAATGATGTGTTTAATGGATGTTGAAAGATCCTTTGAAACTTGTAGTGTTGCCTATGGCAAAGCTAAGTATAGAACAGAAGAGACCTGTTGGGCATCTATTAATGTAAGGGTTCTATATTTTTCAAGATATCCTGAGACAACTAATGGTCATGAGGTTGCTTTTGCTAAATGTACTAGTTGGTTACCAATATCGGATAACGGAGTTTAGTAATGAAAGTTACTAAGTTGAAATTTGGTTATGAAGTAAAAGATGTGGATTATAGTAGTAAAAAAGATGCAAAAGAAATAGTTCAACTCATTGGTGATGGTAGATTTGTAATAGTAAAAAATCCTAAATTTGTAGAACCCAAAACTATATCAGAATTATATAATAATATGGGTGTCGTTGGCTATCAAAATGATGAGGTAGAATCGGCTGGTGTAGGTAAAGCAAACGGAAGTAAAGAATTTATTCGAGTTCGGACAGACGCTATGTTTGCTGGAGATCCAAAAAATGGACATGAACTTGCTTGGCATAACGATGGGGCAAATAAACACACGGCAGATCAAATGGTTGCTATGTATATAGTTGCACCTAGTGAAGAAGGTGGATTAACAGGCTTTACAGACGCTCAGACTGCTTTTTCTGATCTACCAAAAGATAAACAAGAATTATTAGAAATGTATACTGTTGAACATCCTATATGGGATATGATGGACGAAAGCCATCCCTATTATCGTAGTATCTTTAAAAATATGAAAGAACAATCCGCATATTTAGACGCAGATGGAAAAAGACCTCATGAAAGACAAATACAGTTTAGACCTTTAGTGACAGAGCATCCAGTTAATGGTAAGAGTGGTTTTCAATGCATTATGAATATGATTCTCAGAATTGTAGAACTAGGTTCTGTAGAAAAAAGTAAAGAATTTATTGCATGGTTAAAGGAACATCTATTACAAGATAAATATGTTTATTGGCATGATTGGGATATATATGATATAGCAATTAGTGATCAATTACATAGTTTACATAAAAGAACTTCGTATAAAGGTTATAGAGAATTATTTCGAACTGCAATTAATTACGATGATGGAAAAGACTTTTGGTACTAAGAAAATAGGAAGGATTTTTATATGGCTTGGATATTAGTTTGGTTACAGATCAATGCTGGAATGCCTGTTGAGCATTATCAGTTGGACACCTTTGAAAACAGAACAATGTGTGAGCAATATAGACAGAGGGCCGAAGTCTTAGTCGCAGATACTAATACATCTGTTGTATGTTTATCAGTAGATTTAGCAGATATAGAAAAGCAATGATAGATTCTTCTAGGGTCATTTATTACGCAGTGCCGCCTATACAGACTCCACAAGAAGTGAGGACTGCTATATTGAAGGTGATAAAAGAACGTAAAGTCGAAGCGGCTGAAAAAGGAAATGGTGTTAAGAAATAATGGAATCTTTATTCTCAGATACAGCATGGATCTATACTAGCATTGCTGGTAGTATCCTTGGCGCAGTATGTCTAGCATACTTAAGCACTACACGTATGGGTCTATGGGCATATGCTCAAGTCGATAGATGTATGGACTTTTTAGTAGAACGTTATGGATGGACATGGCTACAGCAACCAGAGGACGCATGGCGCAAAAAGTATCCGCACGTCACTAAGAAGATAGACGAACTTGAAGCCAGAATAAAAGAATTGGAATGATGGTGCATTGGTCTCATTTAGCATTATCGTTTGCGCTTATCGCATTTCTTATGGTTGGTGTTCCTATACTATGGGGAGCATTCCAAGAAGATGGCGAGGTCTATTGTGAAAAAGCAATACATATACCATGTCTTAAAAAATACTTTATAAAGGAAGACTAATGCTTACTACTTTTTGGATTATACTTGCAGTCTTGTGTGTTTTTCCTAGATTTTCAAAGAAAAAGGATAACTAATGTTTAGCGCAAAATGTAAAGAGCATTTAAATAATGCCAACGAAACACCTCTAAAGCATATGGCTGAAGCTCTAAAGATAGCCGCTAAGTTACAAATGTTAGTTCCAGTGCTTCTGGTTCATAGTGTAGCACCAAGTCTATTCCCAACAACCGCAAGCGTTGTGATGGCAGACATATTGAAGTCTCGCAAAAAGAAATAAACTTTATTTAAAATTCCTCTTGACATTAAGTTAAACTCATGCTAGAATAATAGTATAGCAAGAGGTGATTCGATATGAGTTTTACATTTTCAAACGATTTGTTTTCAGACTTCCATAAAGATGTTTATGGATACCGTCCTAGAGACCATCGTTTCTACGCAGAATGTGATGAAGAAAAGCAATCCATTTGGGATGAGCTTGGTCTCACATTTAAAGAAAATCAAAAAGCAGAACGTATAGCTGAATTCAAAGCTATAGAAAATCTTGAAACAGCCATCCAAGGTATTATTAACTTGGGTGCTGAAGATAGATCTGTGGCACTACGCTGGATGACTCAGAATGAAACTTTCTGTCATTCACAGGATGTTGAGCATTGGGTCTGGGACCAAGGGGTATTGTTTACCGACTATGGTAAAGTCCTTCTCAAGGAACTTCTAGAAGTTGTAACCTATAAGGAATCTGTATGATAGATCTATCTCACATAAGCCAAGGTGATGTTATAAGAGATTTAAAATCCAAAGATTGGAGTGATAATCTTATTAACAAATATTTAAAATACATAAACTGTAAAAGTCGTGTCTTTAAAACAGGGCGTACAGCCTTTACCGACAGTGGTAAGTCTAAGACTTACAAGGCAGAGTGGAAGTTCCAATCAAAGTTTAAATACGATATTGTAGATTTTGACAATGCCAAAGAAGCGCAGAAGTATATGAAGCGTATTGTAAATTCCAAGTTATGGTTAGAACTATGTGGTGGACTTGATTGTAAAGTACCTACTCTTAACGTGCGGCCCTTTAGAGGTAGAACCGCTGGTAGGGCTTGGCGTGGACACATTGATCTATGCGCTATGAATGGCATGGATGCTTATACACTACTTCATGAGATGGCTCACGTTGCTGGTCATATGCACCACGATGTATCCTTTCGACAGTGTATAGTTCGTTTGACTAGTCGGTTCATAGGGGCAAGTGCCGCTAAGTTTCTTAAGAAATGTTTTAAGGAGCAAGGTTTAAAAATGTCTATCAGCCAGAAAGTTCAACAACCTGAGGATTGGCTTGTTGGATATCAGCGGTTGGCAATGGCAAGGGAAAAGATTGCCGCTTGACATTAAGTTAAATAAGTGTTACTATAAGTGGTAACAAAGGAGAATCAGTTGATAGATATTTTAGAAGATATTAACACTATTACAGATGCTTTAACAGCATTAGATGAAGGCGCTTCAGATGAGCGGCGTAGTGCTATATGGGCGTTACAAGCTTTAGTAGAGCGTAAAGAGGCTCAAGTAATATCCTTTGAGGCTCAAATAAATGAAGACGGTTACAGTTGTAATCAAATGGTTGCTTAAGGAGATATATCATGGCACATGAAGTAGAAGTAGTAGAAGGCGTAGCACAAATGGCTTATGCGGGGGAAACTCCTTGGCATGGCTTGGGTACTCAGGTATCGAATGAACTGTCACCCGCACAGATGCAAACGAAGGCTGGTCTAGATTGGACTGTCCACGAGGTTGAGTCTTATGTAGACTTCAATGGCGATAAGATCCCTACGGGTCAGAAGTCTTTGATCCGCTCATCAGATAACAAGGTGCTTACCAATGTTGGTGGAGCATGGAACCCTGTTCAGAACACAGAAGCATTTGAGTTCTTTTCAGAGTATGTTCTCGCTGGTGACATGGAAATGAATACCGCTGGTTCTTTAAAGGGTGGTAGGAATGTATTTGCTCTTGCAAAGGTTAATGAATCATTCTCTATCCTTGGCGAAGATCAAGTAGACTCTTATTTGTTGTTCAGCAATCCACATGAGTATGGTAAGGCTATCGATATTCGGTTTACACCTATTCGGGTTGTGTGTAACAATACACTTACATTTTCTTTGAACACTCGTTCATCTAACTTTGTAAAGTTAAACCACCGCACCAAGTTCAATGCTGATATGGTTAAAGAGCAAATGGGTCTGGCTTCTGAGAAGTTTGCACAGTATAAAGATATGGCTGAGTTCCTATCAACTAAAAAGTTCTCAGTAGATGCTTTGATCAACTATTATGCTGAAGTGTTTCCATACACTCACAAGACTTCTGAAGCACCTAGCACTGTAGAAGACTTGTCAAAGAACGCACAAGATGCTTACGCAGTGTTGGATACACAGCCGGGCGCTAACTTTGGTGAAGGTACTTGGTGGCAAGCACTTAACTCAGTGACCTACTTGACTGATCACAAGATGGGCCGTAACGCAGACTCACGTATGCAGTCAGCATGGTTTGGTATTAATCAGGCTCGAAAGATCAAAGCAGTGAATAAGGCTGTAGAATATGCAACAGCCTCATAAGGATAGTGACGATAGTGGTGGGGTTCAACACGAACTCTACCACGAACAGCCACACGAACTCTACCACGAGTGGCTATTGCGTAAGGCCAAGGAAGAACGTAAAAACAGTGAATATGATTGGATGGATTGGTGATCTTAGTAAAAGACAATAGCGAACCCGACCTATTAGGATTTATAGAAACTCAAAAAGATTTTAAAGATCTAGATAAGATGGTTCAGAATATGAATAAAGATCTTGTTGATAGTGGCTTTGATAAGTATCAATTCAAAGCAGAATGCAAAGGAAAAAAAGCATATATTAGGCGATTATGACTTGACATTTATAACGAATCAGTGTATAACATAAGTATGACAAAGAATACACATATGACTCACCTTGAAGATAAGGTACTATACGGTGGTGTTGACGGGACTCGTCAGGCCATCGTTGCTGTACGTGAACTAAAGAACTTATTAAGGAGCGACCAAAGTGGGTCTGTCTCTGTTAAGTGGGATGGTGCTCCTTCTATCTTTGCTGGTAATGACCCTAGTGATGGGGCTTTCTTCGTAGCAAAGAAGAGTATCTTCAACAAGACCCCTAAAGTTTACAAGTCAGATGCAGATGTGGATGCCGATACTAGTGGTGACCTCGCTGTTAAACTTAAACTTGCTCTTAAGCACTTACCTTCTCTAGGTATCACAGGTGTTGTCCAAGGTGACTTCCTGTTCAGTGCTGATGATCTAAAACAGCAAACCATTGAAGGAAATGATTATGTTACTTTCCACCCTAACACTATTGTGTATGGTGTCCCTGCTAGTTCAGATACAGCAAAGGCCATTACTTCAGCCAAGATTGGCATCGTATGGCACACTTCCTATGAAGGCAACTCCTTTGAAACTATGGAAGCAACCTTTGGTGTAGACTTAGATGGGTTTCATAAGAGTGACGATGTGTTCTATATTAGTTCTATGATGGACATTAATGACAGCGTTACTAATGATAACATCGTAAAGGTTTCTGAAGACTTATCTGAGTGTGGTAAACTCTTCAACAAAATATCTAGTGATACACTCAACAACATCCAATCCCACGAGACCCTACCAAGGTTCATTGAGCAATTCAATAATACTTTTGTTAGGAAGGGCGAAGCCATTGGAGATACAGCAAGTCATGTATCAGGCTTCATTGGTTGGATCTCTTCACGGTTTCAAACAGAGATCGATAAGAGGAAAACGTCTAAAGGCAAGCTTGTTCAGCAAGAACTATTAGATGATATACTATCTTTCTTTACTACTGACACTAAATCAGACCTAAAAAAGATATTCGATTTACAAAAACACTTAGTTTCAGCCAAAATAAAAGTTATAAATACTCTTGATATTGTGAGTGAAGTTAAAACTTTCGTTAAGACTGACTGTGGCTACAAGGCCACAAAAGCCGAAGGTTACGTGGCTATAGATACACTAGGTGGTGAAGCAGTGAAATTGGTTGATCGTATGGAGTTTTCATACAACAACTTTTCACCGAATATTTTAAAGGGATGGGATAAACCAGAAAGTAAAGTAGATGGCGAAGAAATTAAACTTTAGAGATTATATAAATGTGGACTACACACAAACGGGTGATCCACAACTAGCATTGAATGCTAAAAAAAGAAAAGAAGATGTAGAGCCTACAGATGAAGCGTTGAGCATGGCGGCGAGACGTAAAAAAGGTCTACAAATGAAAAAGTTTGCGGCACGTTTAAAGATGGGCCGTAAGAAAGCTTCTATGAAAGTTGCCGATAAAGGTAAACTTGAAAAAAGATCACGTAGAGCCGCACGTAATGCAATCACTAAAAAACTTACTAAAGGCATATCTAAGGCAGATCTAACTCCCTCTAGAAAAGCGGAGATAGAAAAGCGCCTAGATAAGATGAAGAGTAAGGTTGGCAGACTCGCTAAAAAACTTATGCCAAAAATTCGCAAAGCAGAGTTAGCAAGAAAACGTGGTTAGTATGATAAATAGATTTAGTCAATTTCTAGTTGAAGAAGAAAAGACAGCATTTTTTACAATGGGTAGATTCAATCCACCCACGATGGGTCATGGTATGCTTTTAGATAAAGTATCTAAAGCGGCTGGTAAGAACCCATACAGAGTATTTGTATCACAGTCAAACGATACAAGGAAAAATCCATTAGGATATAAAGACAAGATTAAGTTTGTTAGGAAAATGTTTCCGAAACACGCCAGATCTGTCATGATGGATACTAAGGTAAAGAACCCTATAGATGCGGCAGTTAAACTTTATAACGAAGGTTACAAAAGCGTTGTGATGATGGCAGATGCTGATCGCACCAGAGAATACGAAATACTTTTAAATAGATATAATGGCAAAGAAGCACGT